CCCAACACACTAATTCAAAATCTGGTTGTACTTCTAAAGTACCTTCATTTGTTTGTTGAACCGAACCGGTTCCTCTAGATGAAATACCAATGGTATGCCCGGCTTTAATAATCTCTTTAACGATATTACCTGCAGGTGTATTTAATAGTTCTACACGTCCCATAAGATCGTCTCCCTTCCACCATAACTCTTTTACTATATGTGAGGCGTTCTTAAGAGAGACAACGGGAGATTCAGGATGATCCAGTTCTCCGTATGCATTACCGTTCTTAACAAATTCACTCAGATATCTCTTAGATTCTCTCTCTAAGATTGGTTTTGCATATACTCTACCGTTTTGGTTTTGAGCTTTGGCTCTTTGCATAACACCTTCTACCTCGAATACTCCAGGTCTTCCTTTAGCTTCTTTTATGGTAGCTCTAAATGGTGTTACATCTACTAATAGTTGTGCCATATTTTAAATATTTGGTGTATACACAGTCTTTTTAGGTTCTGGTGAAAACTCGTCTTCTCCTAATGGTCTTTCACCTGAGTTATGAGCATCTACATCTGCTTGAGATAATACTTTAACTTTAGGTTGATCTAAACCTTTAGTAAATCCTTGCTTAGTAACAGGTCTTAAATCTTTCATAAATGCTGTCTCAATAGCAGGTGCTAAGAAGCCTCCTACTTTTAATCCTTCTTCATTTCTAATTTCACCTAACTTATCGTATACTTTTTGAATCTTATCTCTAGTCTTATCATAATAAGCTTCAATATCAGTAACTAGGTTTTGTAAGTCTAAGATTGCTCCTTTCATCCCTTCAAAGCCTGCGTAGTCGTCTGCTATTCTAGCTAACTCATTTGTAGCTGCTTCATTTATAGTACCTTCTTCTAATACTTTAGAGATAATAGCTTTTACTGCTTCTCTTAGGTTTTTACCTTTTTTTGTTTCTGCTAGGTCTGGATTTCTGTCTATTCCACCATCAAAATCATCTAATGATTTTCTAAACTGTCTAGCGAATTGCGCAGACATATCTGCAGAGTCATTTTCTTCTTGATCTCGGTAAAATTCTTCTGCTGTATCTAAAAGCTCTCCTAAAGAATATCTCTCTAAAGCATCTGCTAAAGTTATATTTTTTTCAGGTATAGCTGCTTCTTCTACATCTTTACCCATAGCTTTTTTGATAGCTTTGTCTTTAGCAGCTTTATAATCATCTCCATCAACATCTCCGTCTCCGTCATGATCTTTACCTTTCTTTTCAGATACTTCAGATGATTCTTGGAATATATCATACGATTCACCTTCAAAAATACTCCAGGTTAATTTAAATTCTTTTACACCATCTTCAGTTTTAGGCATAAATTTTTCACCCGCGTAATAAACGTATTCATACATTACAGGATACTCCATTTCATATCCAGCGTCTTTTGAATCCTCTTTGTACTGTTCGATCTCTTGCAGTCTTTTGGCTTCTAACATTTTTATAACTTTCTCCGGTGATTGAGTTCCTAGATCTTTTAATTGTCCGGCTCCTAAACCTGGAGGTCCTCCGTCTGTGTAGTGTACGTGTACGTCTTTAGACATATCAATGCCTACTTTTTTAAAAGCTTCTGCAACTGGAAAAGTAGCGTCTTCTAATTCGTCTGTATGAGATTGAACTTCTGCTTCTTTAACATTTTCTTCATAAGGAGCGCCTTGATTTCTTCCGTAGTTACCTCCACCGGCTCTACCGAACTCAAAGTCTATTTTATAATGCTCACCAATAAACTCCATTACTTCCATAGCAGCTTCGATTTCATCTCCATCCATCTCCATTGCCATACCTTTAATGACTTCTATGATTTCATCTCCTGAACCTCTGTATTCGTTTACTGCAGCCCCGTTTCTTGGAACGTAATCTGCATCTCTTTCTCTTATTGGGAATACTCCTTCAATTAGACCTGATAATGTTTCTTTAATTTCTTTTCTAAACATTTTAAGATGATCTAATGCAGCAGACTTATCGCCTTCTTTAATAGCCTCGATTACTTCATATAAATGAGCATTTTCTCTATGGTAGTTTACGTCTTCAAAAGAATCGTAAATTTTCTGCATAGTATCAATTGGAGTGTTAATTCTAATTTTTAACCCTGCCTTAAGCATTCCTTCGTAATCAAAGTCAGTAGAGAACATATCACCAGGAGTATAAGCATTTACTGCTTCTTCTACCTCGTCTTCTTTATCAGACTGAGTTCTTAATATGCTTTTATCTCTACCTTTAAATCTAGAAGGTTCAGTGTCGATTTTAGGTCTACCCATTCTATCAACAGCTAATTCATCTCTTCTGTTTACAGATTCGAATTCATCATAATCTCCCCAAACAGCTTCAATATTATTATAATCTACAGTACCGTTAAAAATATCATCTCTATGAGTCTTTATATAAGATAGAGCGTCATCTGTAGAAACTGTAAATCCAGTCTCAGGGTGACCTTTAACAGTAAGAAAATCTATAATTTGTTTCAATACCATTTTTCTTTCGTGATTAGAAGCTCTTTCTCCTGGAACACCTGGTTCAGTAGGAATAGCATCAGCTTCTTCAACACCTTCTTTTAGAGTAGCGTTCTTCATTTGATTTTTAGAATCAACATCTTTTGCTCCTCTTTTGGTCTCTTTCATTTTATCGTTTTTATCAACGCTTGGAGACTCTTTTGCAATTAGGTCTATATAATGAGTTTGATTTTTTTGTAAATTAGAAACTGCTCTCTTTTTAGCCTGCATGTATTGTTCTTTAGTAACAACACCAGTTGGATCGATGCCCATCGCCGTAAGTTCGACATCTACTCCTCTATCAATAGCTTCTAAAGGTAAATTATCCTCTAATGGTTTGATTTTCTTATCTTCTTTTTTAGCTTCAAAAATCATTCCTCTGTTTTTTAATATAGTTACAGAGTCATCAAAGCCGTTAAACTGAGTAATAAGTTGAGGAAACTCTAGACGCATTTGTCTAACAAATTCAGCTTTTGCGAACTTGCCCTCTAGTACGGCGTTATATTTTTCAGTTGCAGTTCTCATATTTACTAAATATCTTTTATCTTTTTATAGCCTATTCTTTTAGCGGCTTTTGTTGCTCTTTTTGATGGAGTTTTACTAAAGGCGAATGGTGTGTGATACGCACCGACAGCACCGGAAGTATTAGCTTCATCGATTTCTTGCATTACCTCTCTAACTAACTGAACTAGTTCTGAGCGTTTCATATGCTTCTTAGTTCGTTAACTAAATCGTAATACTGCATTAAATTAACAAGATGAATATCTGTTATGGCTTCTGTCTTTTTAACAGGAACAATAGCTTTAGATACTTCATCTAATTTTATCTTGACAACCTGGTCTTTAACTTTTTCCGATAACTTTTGTACCTCTTTTGCAATCTTTGAAAGTTCCTCATTGATTACATTGCGTAAACGTGTTTTGGAGTTAACAGAGGTAATAAACTCCTTAAGTATATTTTTTTGCTCTGGTAGTAAATCTTTATATTTGTTATTGAATTTTTCTAATAAAATTCTAAAAGTAAGTAGTTTTAGATCCTTGTCGTATTTAGAATATTCTTCTATTAAAGTATCTTTTACATCCTCTTTATTTTGAGAATTAGAAGTTAAAAATTCTAATATCGTCACTTTATTCTCTACTAAATATCTTGGATCTACTAACTCAGAGTTATTTTGTACCTCTAATAAACAATATAGAGCAGCTAAAGGTTTATAGTTTTTTACTTGGATACTGAAAAATTCATCAATATCGTAGCTCTCTTTAATACTTGATATTAGGTTATATTTTTGCTTCTTCAATACATTTTGATCTAGTTTTCTAGATACTTCTGTAATTGTAGATAGTATAGCTTCTGCTTTTGTTTGAGATACTCCTTCTGCTTTTTGGAGTAAGTTGTAAAGTTTGAATTCTTTAGCTAGTGTTGTTTTCCCGCTAAAAAACTCTTTAATTATAGAAATAGCAGCCGATTCTCCTCCTTTAAGAGTATCAGCGGCAATCTGCTTAACTAATAGTTCAAATATTAGCCCAGTATTTCTATACTTCGAATGCTTTATTTTCATTATACACGTTTACTATTATAAATATGCACTACTTACCTAAATCCTTGATGTTGTCTTCATTAAGTAGTTGACTCTCTTCTTCACTATCTTTAGCTTTGAATACAATACTTTTTAAAGATTCTTCATTTTTCTTTAGAATAGTTTGTGCTGTAGTTTCATTTACGTTGTCTGCATCACTTGGAAAACCACCTTTCATACCGTGTTGACCAAGAGGATCACGTCCTCCTGCTGGATTCTCTATGGTTCCGTAAACTGAAGCTTTTTCAACCGGTCTTCCACCTTCTGGTCCTGGCATACCCCATTCAGGCACTTCTTCATACCCTTTTGGTACTTCTCCAGATCCACCTCCTTTAGGTGTAGATGTTGCTCTTCTACCATACATAGATGCTAAATCATGAGGAGTACCGTAAGTCATACCACTCAATGCAGGATCGTTACCTTCTCCTTCAATTTGAGCTCTTCTAAATGTACGTTTCTCATCTTCAATCATAAGATCTCTCATCTCCATATACTGATCTTCAGATAAATCAAATATATTTTCATAGATATAATCTGAAGAAAATAATTTAGAGTCTTTCATTTGATTAGCTAAATCTACTTTTTCTTTTAAAAGTGCTACTTTTTCTTGTTCAAATATAATAGAAGGTGTAGTTAGTTTGATTTCAAAGTTAGTTAAACTCTCTCCTGTGAAACCTTGCGTGTATAAGTGAACCAATGCGATCTTAGTTAATTCTGATTCTAAGATCTTTTGGATTCTTTCTACAGTTCTTGCAAATCTAATATCTTCTGCTGCTAACGTAGCTTTACCTGATAAATCACCTTCAAACCCGAAGTATGCCTTAGGAATCTTAAGTGCAGCAAAAAGTTTAGCTTGTAAGTATTGGACGTCTGTAGTGCCGTCGTAGTCTAGTCCTTTTGTAGTTTCTATTCTTGTAGCATTATCTCCACCTCTAACCGGTAAGTAAAAGTCTTCCATCATGTTTTGCATGTTGAACTTTAAGTTATATTGACCTGTTTGAGGATCAACATAAGGAGTTTTCTTCATTTGATTGATAGTTCTTTGCATGAACTGATCAACTTCATTTGGTGGAATTGCTCCAACATTAATATAGAACATTCTCTTTTCAGGTGCTCTCATTATACGGTGAATTAACATCGCATCTTCCATTAATGTTGTTTGCTTAAATATCTTTCTAGCTGGCTCTAAGTAAGATCTACCATAAGGTAAATAATGTACATCAGAAATCAATCTGAAGTGAGCCATTTCGTAGTTATCTATTTGAACTTTACCTGATTGCTTTCTACCTGGTAGATAGTTATTAACATCAGAAGAAGCTGCTATTCCATCAGGATCTAATTCAAAAGTAACTTTAGCTGGATTTTCTGGGTCATGTCCTTCTAATCTTGCAATGTGGTAAACTGTATAAGGTAGTACGTTGTAAACACCGAATTTTTCAGCAATTTCTAATTTTAAAAAGAAATCACCGTATTTACACATTTGTCTAGTCCAAGACCATAAGTTAAATTCTATATTTAAAACATCATAAAATAAATTATAAAGTACTCTTTGTATGTTTTCATCTGATGATTTAATTGCTAATACTTCTCCTTGGTCATTCTTTACTGTAGCTTCATCAGCAATAATATCTAATGCAGAAGCAATAATAGGATCTGTATCCATAGCTTCGTAGTCAGAGTATAGTTGAATTCTTAACGTTTGATAGTTAAGATTAGGGTTAAATATGTTTGCTTTATTATAAGTATAAAGCCTGGTAAACCTATCCATCAGGGAGTTAGTCTGATATCTACCTGTGGTTTGTATTTGATTTACGTCGGAGACTTTTAATTGAGTTCCTCCTACATTTCTAATAATTACATCAGAAGAAAAGAGTCTCTGTAGTCGTCCAAATAGTGATCGATCGGCCATTCGAATATATTTTTATATAAATAGTCTATTTTAACAGCAAGCGTATATCTTCTTTAACCTGACCATTATCTATAAGATAAGGATTATTTTGCATATTTCCAACTGAATTTATAACAGCTTGGTTTCTAGCATTTAGATTATTAAAAGAAGATAGCTGAGCTCTGGCTAGGTCAATACCCTGTTGTCTTAATCTCAGCGCTGTATCTCTAACGTATAATGCTGTTGCACATGACATAATTAAATCATCATTGTACCTATCTTGTGCTTGAGCTTTTCCGTTTTTCCATATGAAAACCCTCATTTCAGACATTAACCTTTTAGATTGAATAGTAACTGAATGATCTCTTATATATTCTATCATTTTAGCAATTACTAATGGTCTAGTTCTGGCTGACATAGTAAAACCAGGAACTAGCTTATCTCTCTCATACTTATGCATATAAGATTCCACTGTTTCCATATTACTAGTAGCACTGTAGAATAAATTTCTATATTCTCTTTCTAATATCTGTTCTATAGTCGCCCACCCAATATTAGCGTTTTCTACTACTAATAGTGCTTCATTATATTCAGCTGCTATTCCAACTAACATATTTCCAAAATCTCTAGGAGATAGTTTACCTTTGTATTCTGCTACTTGAGTACAAGTTTCTATGTCAAATATATGAAAAGCTGAATAGTCAGTAGCATCACCTCTTGCAACATCGGCAACCACCATATATGATTTACTGTAATCTACTCCTTCCCATATCCATAAATTACCATCGACACCTCTTCTCTCTAAAGCATCTCTTTGGTAAGTTTCTTCATAAAAAGCCATATCATCTGGTTCAAATACTGTATCACCAGAACTTAAAAAGTCACAATCACATTCTTGACCTGCCATACGAGGACCTAAGTCAGCATCTTGCTGGTCTCTCCATGATTGATCTCTTTCAGGATGTACCGTCCAAGGAAGTCTAATTGGTAAAAAACTATTTTCTCCAGTTTCTGCTTTTTCCCATGTTAGGTGAAACCAGTTACCAATACCGTTAGGAGTAGACAGTGCCATACATTGTCCACCGGTAGCTAACGTTTGTTGTGCTGCAGTAAATGTTTCATCTACGTTATCTATAAAAGCAGCCTCATCCATCAGTAGTAATGATACCGCTTCTGATCTTGCAGCATCTGGTGAAGATGATTTAGCTTGTACTTTAGAACCATTCTTAAGTCTTAATGATAATTTATTCTTTTCAACAGATGGTAACCTTAACCATTTAGGTAACTCATCATACATAAAGATAACTTTGGTTACTAGGTTTCTAGCAGTTGCTTGAGTAGTAGCCAAAGCAAGAACGTTTTTATCTTTATGAAATAGCATTAGCCATAAACTATATGCTGCAGCTAAGGTTGAAATACCAAGCTGTCTAGATTTTAAAGTAATGATATATTGCTCGTCTCTAAATAATCTTAATACTTTTTCTTGAAATGGGTATAGGTTGAATAGTATACGCCCTCTAGTAGGGTGTTGGATATGGCAATACTTCTTCATAAAGTAGGCCGGATCCTTAGCACATTTGATATACTCTTGTGCTATTACTTTTTTTATATCTTGACTCATAACTTTAAATATCTAGAGCATTAGGTTTGTAGTCCACTGGGTAGATTCCAAATCTTGCATTTTTAATGCCCATATTATTTCTATCTCTTCTAAACGTAACATATAACATAGGTTCATATCCTCCTGAAGGTATGTCTGGGTTATTTACTTGATGATTTGCTTTAATTACATAATCACCTGATTCTTGGGCTTCAAATTTAACAGGTCCTTGCAATATAGCTTGGCAATTGTTTACACCAAATTCTTCGGAACCTTGATCTAAACCGTAAACACTTTTTCTTTTTACTTCATCATTTAACAACGCTCTTTTATAAGAGGCTTTAGGTTCAAGTTCTCCGTTAGATGCTTTTCTCACTGCTTCAACAAAAGACTTTATTTCTTCGTATTCTTCTAAACCTTTAAATCCACTGTACTGTTGAAAATGTTTAGGAGTTGTTCCATCTTTATGAGATAGAAAAATAGCAGGGCCTTCTTGAGTGTTTAAAGTAAAATCAGCTTTAGGAACTCCTTTAACTGTTTCTGCTTTAACTATACCTTTATATTCTTTACCTGCTAGTTCTACATCAATAGAACCTATATTACTAAGTTCTTTATTTATACCAGAAAGTGCTATATCTTCTTGTGCAGTTCCTGATCCTTTTCCTTTGCCTCCAAATGCTGGGGTTTTTAAAAGGCTATTAATCCCTATCTCTTTTCCATCTACAGTAAAAAAAGGAAAGGCATTTATTCTAGAACCAGCTAGTTTTTTTATACCTTCAATATCAGAGTTTTGAAATAACTCAGAATATTCTGGTTTTGCAAATTGAATTATCTTTTCTTCACCTGATGCTAATGCTACAGGTTCTTCATTTGATATTAAATCGAAGAGTTTGTTTAATCTTGGACCTCCGTACTTTCTTAAATCACCGAAGGACAGTATATTATAATCACCTTCATTTAGATCAAAACCAAATAAAGACTCAAATACCCTTAAATCTTTTTCGTTGTTTAGATCAGGGTATCCTTTCTCGGTTCTATACGACCATTCTAATATTGTTCTATCTATAAGATTCATTACTTATTTAACTACAACTTTGAATAAACCTGGGTATTCTTTTTCAAAGTGTTTAGCGTTCTCGTAGCTACGGCCAAAAACCCACTCATCTAATTCATCTCCATCGGTATAAGTAGTAACATCAGCTTCACCGCTTTCAATTTCATCTTCGGTAGCAAATGCATATGGAGTATCTGCTAGTTCACCAGATTCAACGTCAAAGGCTACTTCTGGAACTAATAGTTCGATGTGGTAGTCTACTTCTTCTTTGAGTAATCTACTGTTAGAAGTAATTTTATTCTCTATTAAGAATTTTTTAAGGTCGAAATTATCTGCCATGTTTTTTATTATTATTATAAATATTATGCTTCTGGTTCTTCTCCTGGTTCTTCAAAGTCGATAGGCTCACCTGTTAAATCTGCTCCGCCTTCTTCTTCTCCTCCTGCATCATCAGCTCCAAGGTCTTCACCTCCTTCTTCACCACCACCGGCTGCATCACCACCAGGGAAGTCACCGCCTCCACCTCCACCGCCTCCGGTGTCAGTATCAGCAGCTTCTCCTTCTCCAGCCCCGCTCATTGGGCCTTCTTGATATAGTCTCGCCAACTTATCTAAAGCTTGTTGATAGTCGTCTATAGTATCGATATAGTAACGCTTACCCATAATTTGAGCTTCAAATCCAGTACCAGTCCATTTAAGTATGTAGTATTGTCCATTTTTAATGTTCACCCTTAACGACGATGGTCTAGGAGAAATCCAGTCTACACTATCTACGAACTCTTTAAATTGGTTAGTTTGAAGCTTAATTATTGCTTGTTTTAATGTTGGGAACTTCCCTAGTATTTCATCAGTTGCATCTTCTAATACAGTTTCTTCTCCTGCTTTTGGATCACCTGGTTCTTCTGGTTGTGGTTCTTCTTCTACTTCTTTCCAAAGATCTTCAGTAATTAAAGGTCTCATATCATCTTTAACCAGCTCTCCATATAAAGCAAAAACTCCTTCACTTAATGCTCTTCTCATTCGTAACAGTTCATACTGTTCCGGTCTTTCTGTTCTTAAGTATCTTTGAAGTTTTCTAAAATTAGTCTTAATTAATTCAAATAAATCTCTTGAAGCAGTATCTTTTCTTATCTCTTCTGATCTCATTAAAGTTTTAAGGTCAGAGATAATTCCTGAGAAGTTTACATATAGGGATTCGAAAGAAGGTAGTCTAATTATAGTATGACCTATAGAGCCAGTTTCTTTATCATGTGAGCTAGTTTTAAAGTATGTTGTACCATCAGAGCTGACAAAGTCATAAGCAGGTAGAACTCCTCTTCCATATCTATCTTCAACACTTTTTCTCAATGCTGGTGGCATTTTATCTACCCTTTGAGTTTGTTTTGTGTCTACATCTTTAAACTGCGGTTTTACTTCTTGGAGTATCCCTGCATAGCTTTCCAATAAAAGTTTCTCTAACTTATGCATTATTTTCTTTTAACTAGTTTATCAATATATTTAGCTTGTCCGGCATGACCTTTAGAAGACCCTTTTAAAGACTTGCTCATATCTTTGAGTTGTTTTTTATCTTTTTTAGTTAATTCTGTTTCATCTAGATCAGGAGATTCTGTTAATTCTTGACCTCTGTTAGTACCGGCTATAGCGCTATCTAAACTTATTTCTAAAGCTTTCTTTTTTGCAGTTAAGTCTTTTAATTGGGGAACTACTGATGTGTCACCAGCTTTATATAGCTTAGCTAATTCTTTCATTTTACCCACAACTAAATCATAGGCTTTTTGTATTTTTTTAGCGCCTCCTCTATGACCTTTAGAAGGGTGCTGTTTTGAACCTTCGTCTTGATTTTTCTTTCTAGGTAACTGTCTAGACATATCTTTAAGATCATTTTTTACCGATTGCATCGCAATAGCTAATATTGGGAACTCATCAGCAGGTATATGTATATACTTACCGCCGTAATTAATTTGTACCATTAATCCTCTTTTACCGCCAGAGAATCTAGTTATTTGAATTCCGTTTCTATCATAAAGGTCAGTAGCTTCGTTTACGTAATCATCATCATCTAAATCATCATAATCTCCATCTTCTAAACCATCAATAAATTTACCTAAAGTAACATTGTATCTATTATCTGAATATATCATATTGAATACTCCGTATCCGTCTAATCTTGAAAGTTCGTTAGGGAAATACTGTCTTACTATATCTCTTGCTTCATCTGCTTTTTCTTCGATTTCATCTGCAAGATTTCTTAAATCCATTACAGCTTCATCTTGTTCAGGAGATTCTTTTAACTCTCCTTTTTCAGCTTTAGTTGCATAGATTGCTTTTCTTTGAGCATCAGATTTGTATTTACCTTCTAAAGCTAATTGATCGATAGCAGGTTGTTTTTCTTCAAACTCTAAGTAGTGCTGTGCTTTAGAGATATAATCTTTTGCTAAGATTACTTTAGATTGCCACCAGTTAGGAAAATCTACTTCACCGTCC